ACTTGGATTTGTCCACCTTGATGTTGCCGCTGGGGTCTAGCTTCAGGTGCACGTTGGTCATCATCCAGCGCAGAACCTCATCGCCACCGTGGTGCAGCTTTCCTTCTAGCGCAAGCTTCTCGTAAAACTTAGACGGGAACGACATAGACGCATAGCCCTGGCCGAACGGGTCGCACGCAACACCGTCACCATCCAGGTCTCGAATCAAGCTCAAGGAGTTCCAGCGGTCATACGCCACGCCCTTGATGTTGTACTTCTCCGATAGATTATCTGGATCGTACTGCACCTTGCCGTCCATGACGTAGTGGCCGCTGATCATGCGGCGAATCACATTGTAGTCCGTTACATTACCCGGAGTCACGATTACGTTGTCATACTCCTCTATGTGAGCGTAGATGTGCGTCTCGTCTTTTTCCAGTCGGCGCTGCACCGCTCGTTCTGGAAGGAAGTAGTAATTGGATATCTGGACTCCCTGGTCGGGGTCGCCAACAGCCACGCTGAACGCAGTCATGTCATCCGTGGCCGCGAGGTCCAGCCCGATGTACGCGTCCAGTTTCTCTTCGTCCGCGTTAAATGGCTGCTTGAGGTTACCCTCAGCCATCCATAGGTCATCCTCTATCCATATATCTTGCGCACCGACAAAAAGGTTGCAGTGCTTGACCATGAATTCGGTGATCGTGCGACCGCCGTACAGCTTCGCGTTGTTGCACTGCTTGTGCAAGTAGTCCATAGAGATAGAGGCGTCCAAGCCAGGGTTTGCTTTCTTCCACGCTTCGGGGTCATCCCACTCGTCACCGTCGTCTTTGTCTATCTCGTAGCACAAAAACAGCAGGTTGTCGTTCTTCACAGTGCCGTCTAGCACCTTTTTGCCACCGTTTACGAACTCAGTAGCCACTCCGTCCAGCACGAAGCCAGCGGTGGAGATGGCGAGCATAAGCGGCGACTTACGGGAACCCATGGACGAGGCGAGTACGCGATACAGTTCACCGTCCTTCATCGCGTGCATCTCGTCGACACATCCTATATTCAAGCTCAGGCCGTCCAAAGTGTTGGCATCGGACGAAAGTGGCTTGATTATGCAGTCTTTTGGGCCGTGAATCTCCTGTCTATTGGCCGTAAACCGCTTCGTCAGGGGAGGCGAGCGCTTGACGCATCGGCGTATCTCGTCGAACACCTCCTTCGCCTGATCGCGCTTCGTGGCCGCCGTCACGAACTGACCAGCACCGTCATCGTCGAGGACAGCCATCGCCAGTATGATGGCCGCTGCGAGCTGAGACTTGCCAGATTTACGCGCAACAAAGAAGTGTGCTGTGGTAAAACGCCGCTTTTTGACGTCATCCTTGTGTACCCAGCCGAAAAGCTGACCTATGAACGCCACCTGCCACGGAGACAGCACGAACGGTCGGCCAGCCCACTCTCCACGCGTATGGACGCACACGGTTTCTATGAACGCTACGTACTTGGCCGCAACGTCCAGGTCGAACACCCACGGGAAATCCTCGTCACCTTGACGCTCTAAGTCGTTGGTAAAGCGCTCATACGCCTTTATTACGTACTTTCCAGCAATAATAGACCCATCGAGCACTCCCTCGACGTAGTCCCACATCCTGTTGAGTCGCTCTACGTTACTAGACAAGGTCGTCGATTTCGTCCCCCTCAGCACGCTTGCTGTTGGCAGCAGCGGCGTTCACTGCGGCGCCCATCATGCGAGCGCGGTCCATAGGCGAAAGGCCCAGCTTGGCCGATAGCTTGCTCACTTCGCCCTGAACCTTTGATAAGGCAGTCATTTTACCGCTCACATTGGACGATCCGTTCTCGTAAACCTGCACAATATCGTCAACCGTCTGTATTTCGCGCGACAGCATCACGAACATGGACAGGTTCTTGGCGAGCATGGTAATCGTCACTACGTCCACGCTTTCCAGCAACCCGGTCTCATCGAGGTAGTCCAGCACCATGGTGAACATGCGCTCGCCCTCGTGGTCCAGGCTGACGATTGGCTTGAGTTCTGATAGCTTTTTAGCGTCAGAACGCACCACTTTAGCCACCTCTTCCTTCGCAGGAGCGGTAGCTTCTCGCATCTTCTGGAGTAACGTGTTTTTGTTTGCCATGATTACTTGCCCTGACCTCGGTACTTTTTTTTGTAGTTCTTCGACCGCTTGTGCGATGAGGTCTTCGTCTTCGCATGCACGCCTGGACGCGACACAAAGCGCTCCAATTTTACTGGTGTTACTGCCTTTTTAGCCATTAGTATACGCTGTAGTATGTGTTCAAGTTAGAAAGAATAGCAGAACGCTCAGATGATTTGTCACCGTCAAGCATAATGATTTCCTGTACGTTACCAGCAAAAGAATACCCTTGATTGTTCCATGCGTTGAGGATTCTATCAGTCTTCATGGCTCCACCCCTTGTGTAGTTGGTGTTGCCAACAACATCATTCCTTTGGGCTGTGTTTACATCAGAAGCATCTCTTCTTACGTTAAATACAAATTGTCCCATCTGATACCAATATGTATTAGCTCCGCCGTCGCCAAAAGCCTGGCTCCAGTTCTCTCCATTGTTTACCTCCAGATTAAGCCTATAATCGTTCAGCCAAACCCTACAATCGTTTCCAGTTTGAGTACCCCAAATCATACCGTGATTGTTGTTATTTAGGGTTTTTTGAGCTACAAAGAACAAATCATACTCATTAGAAGCGCTGAACTGCTCATCCATCACCATCCCTGCATCAATAGTCTCCAGGCATGGCTTACCGTTATCTGTAATGACAGACCCAGCAGACACAATCTGCGGCTTTCTGCTTGAGTACGAAGTGTTGCTCTCCCATGTTGCGTCATTACCATCGCCAGTGGAGCCGCCTTTGGCTTGATCGTACCACTTCACTAGGTACCCATCTCCGCTACCACAGTGAGCCAAAAGGGCCGTAGTGTCGAGTTCGTAATTAGAATCAAACCCTATGTCAGCCTCTACGTTGCTGTCATTAACAACTCTTATTGCAGCGCCTGCATATGCGTGGTTTAACAATCGAAGGCTGTAGGCCACAGATGTACCTCCAAACCCGTTCGCGTCTCCGCTAACAAGTCCTGAAGAACCAAGGTAGTTAGAGACAACAATCTTGGTTGAAAGAGGAGGAGTACCAGTAGACTGAGCATTCAAAAGAGTGTCAGTAGACTGAGATATAGAATCTGCAAGACTGGTCGACGTATAAGCTGTTCCCTGCGTCCAGTCAGCTGCTGTATCTGGGTCCGCGAAAGCTTTGTCAGAATAGTAGCTCGTTCTGGTTAGGGCTTGACCTGATGCTGGTAGCGCACCAATCTGCCTTTGAAAACTACCCTGACCATCAGTTCTGGCCGTATAGTAATATTCAATATCTTCTGTAGCCCCAGTAATTTTTGATTCAGCGTCAGAATCAAACCTATTATAATAGAGATTCGGCGTTGTGTCTAGGATTACGTTACCAGAAAGCGCTGGCAGGACAATGTTATTAGCTCCAGTCAAGTCAGAAGGAAAAATCCACGTCCCAGCAGTAGTATTATTTACGTCTTTGCTGGTAGCGTTAGGGTAGCTTGAAGGTTGATTAGAATTTACAAAGGCCAAACTCCCCATGCCCGTCCCCAAAAAGAACGTATTGTTTTTTGTAACACCTGGACCAGAATTAAACCCAGACCAGTTCATAGCGCCTCCTATATAGATGTTTCCAGGGAGCCTACATCCGCCAGTAACTCGAAGCAACTCTATCTCTGAAGCACGAGCGTACAGAGAGTTTCTGACCACCACATCGTCCTGATAAAGGTTAGCCCCGCTTATAACCAAGTTGTCTCTATTTAGCCTGATTATCTCATCTCGATCGTTAAAAACAATAAAGACATAATCGGCATCTTTTGAGTAAAAGATTCCACTCAAAGTATTGAGTGTGGTGTCTCCTTCTGTTGAAGAGAGGGCCATACCTGTTCTATATGTAGTAAAATCCTGCGTGTCAACGTGAGTGTACGTAGTAACGTCGTAGGGCGTTGAAAGGTCTAGCTCTTGAATAAGGTTGTAATCTGTGACCAGATACAGCTTTGTTCCGTCTGAGTTAAACTCTAAGGCGTTTACTTTTTGATGGGTCCCAGTTAAATTGTTTGTATACCAGTTAGGACGATATCTTACATTAGAAAAGTCTATAGACTCTGTGCTGTTGACAACGGAGGTGGTAATGTCATAGTTTGTGCTCAAGTCATACACCTGAACCTCTGGACTGTTGTTCGAGTTTCTAGTAACAAACATCTTAGACCCACTTCTGGAAAAACAAACGCCAGAGTAGGCGTGGTCTGGGGTAGTAGGAAGACTAAACGTAGCGTTAGAAGCTGCGGTCCCACCGTCTCCAGCGTCGTCTATCGTAGTAACGTCCCAGGCTGTGGTAGCTAAAAACTCAAAAACCTTGTTTGTGCTGTCGCCTATGACAAAAAACTTTTTCCCATAAGTTGACGTATCGTTAGGGTCGTCAGCTATGTACAGGTTGACTGGAGTCCCATCTGAAGAGCCTATATAAACGCTCTTTTCAGACGACAAATCTAAACTAGTTAAGTCAAATGCCGTATTTAGCGTGTACTGCCAAATACGATCTGTACCATTACCAATGAT